ATTCAATGCAATGCAAGGCAACCAAGATGCACGCGACCTAGTTGCAGCTCTTGATGCAGCAACAACAGCCGAAAACATCGGTGTTGTACCACCAACCTACCTACGCGATCTAATCGGAATCATTGATAACTCAATGCCATTCGCAGATTCAATCGAACAAGGCACATTGCCTGCAAGTGGAATGAAATTCTATCGTCCACTAATTGGCACACAAGCAACAACTGCACAAACAGCAGAAGCAGTTGAATTTGATTCAACTGACACAACAATCACTTCAAAAGAAATCAGCGTTGTTAAAATCGCTGGTGCAAACAAAGTGTCTGTTGAATTGCTTGACAGATCAGACCCTGCATTCTTAGATGTGTTACTGCGCGAACTTGCAGCATCATGGGCTCAAAAAGCAGATGCATACGCATTCTCAGTAGCATGTGGCGCAACAGGTTCATCAACAGGTGCAACTTTGTACGCAGCAATTGCTGATGGTATTTCTGATTCATATGCAATTGTTCGCAAGACTCCTAACAGATTCCTTGCTGATCCAGGTAACTTTGGTGCATTACTTGCAGCAGTAGATGGTTCACAAAGACCACTATTTGCAGCAGCAGCACCACAAAACGCAGCAGGTCTAATGACACAAGGCTCAACAGCAGGAACAATCGCAGGATTGCAACTCGTTGTTGATCCAAACATTGACACAGGTACAGGAATCAGTGGAGTTGTTTATCCATCTGATGCTGCAACCATGTACAAATCAAGTGCATACCAACTTCGCACAAATGTTGTTTCAACAGGCGAAGTCGAAATTGGAATCTATGGTTATGTTGCCACATGTGCAAAATATCCAACTGCATTCCGTAGTTTGACTGTTGCTTAATTAGCGACCCTAGAAGTTGCCTGGCAGGTTAGACCCCTGTCCTGCCAGGTAACACCACACGAAAGGTAAGAAATGGCATCAATAATCACACCAGCAGAATTACGATCTGCACTCAATGGTGTTTCATCAACCCTTTATAGTGATGCCGTATTAACAGAAATCATTGACACAGCCGAATCAGTTGTCGGCAATCTTTTAGTCAAATGGAACGCACCAATTGACAAACACAAACACGAAACATCAACCATCACAACTTTGCACACAACCAAACCACACAAATTTTACAAAGGCCAAACAGTTGTCATGACTGGCATTCAAGCCCATGTTAATGGCAGCAAAACTGTTTTAGAAGTTGTTGATGACTTTACTTTTACAATTACAACTTCAGCAGTGACAGTTCATGATTGGTATAATGTCATACCAAACGGACTTGCCTCAGCAAATGATTTATCACAATATGATGATGTTGCACCAGTTGAATCAGCAGTATTGACAGTTTCATTAGATGTATTCAAAGCACGCACAAGTGCTGGATCAACACAACAAGGATTAGATTTTGTTCCACAACCTTACATTTTAGGCCGTACAATCCAAAACAGAATTGTTGGAATGCTAGGCGCTTACATTGATGTTGAGGCCTTAATCGGATGACATTAGCAACACTACGCGCAGGACTTAAAACAGCAATCACATCAAACAGTGTTTATTCAGTTGTTGATTTTGGTGCAGAATTTGTAACTACACCAAGCATTATGATTTTGTCATCTGATCCATGGTTAGAGCCAGTAACACTTGGAAACAACAAAGCATGGCGTGTCAGATACACATTAGAATTGGTTGCAGCACCTAACACAAATCCTGGTGCATTAGTACAACTAGAAACAATGGTTGCCACAGTGTTGCCATTGATTCCCACATCTTGGCAGATACTTTCAGTTTCTAGCCCAAGGATACGCCAAGCGAATAGCAATGATGTTTATTCGGTTGAAGTGTCAATTACTACAATATACAATCCATAAGAAAGGATAAACAAAAATGGCCACATCAGTATTAACAGGCAGACAAGTTGCCTGCACCTACAAAGCAGTGAACTATGATGACCAAATTACCAGTGCAACTGTTACATTAGATGATCCAAACGGAACTGTTCAAACCTTGAATGGATTAGTTGATTATGTAATTGACAAAGAAGTTGGTTCAGTAACCTTAGAAATTCTCCAAGACTGGGGAGTTGCATCAGGATTCTGCGACACACTTTGGACAGATGCAGACACAGCACCAACAACAGCAGTTGCAATGACCTTAACAATTAACACAAAAGTTATGACATTAAGTGTTATTCCAAAGCGCCCAGATTTTGGTGGCGCTGCACCGGATGCATTAACTGTTTCAGTTACAATGCCAATCCGATCAGTATCAATAGCGTAACTATCGAACAGGGGTCACCTAATGTTTAAGATACAAATAGAATGGAAACTTGCAGATGGAAAGTCCTACGAAGAATGGACTATTCCATGGGAAATTGCTCAGGCTGAAAAAGAAACTGGCACAACATTCTTGGAACTATTCAAACGAGAAATGCCACCATCAATTGAACAACAATTCTGGCTCGCCTATCAAATGCAACGAAGAATCAGTGACAAGCCAGTTGGCAAGTTTGAAGATTGGCGATCACAAGTTGTTCACATCAATTCAAAGGACTTTGCAACAACAAATTTTACACAGCCGGAAGCCTCGAAAGAAGTTTGATCGAACTGGCAATAATTTCGCGCCAGCCATTGTCAGAGTTCAAAACGCTTTCGGCCGAGCAGGTATCAACAATTGCAGATGTGGTGAATAAATATCATGGCAACTAGAGCATTTGAAGTTAAGATTAAAGATGCTGATATTAATGCCATTCGCAAAACTTTTAAGAATATGGATCAGATTGCTCAAGATGATATGAATCGTGCAGCAAATCAAATTGCAGTTGAAGCAGCATCAGCAGTTGGCTCAGCGTTACAATCAACTCCACAAGGCGCAGCAATTGCTAGATCTATCAAAGTTTCAACTGGATCAAAGACACCATTTTTTACAGTTGGTGGGAGTTCAATCAAATTAAAGAATGGAACACCAGTTGGTGCAATTGCACTTGGTGTTGAGTTTGGTTCATACCAGGACAGGCCACGCAAAAGAAAAGGCAAATCAACTGATTATGTTGGTTACAGACAATTCCAACCAAGATCACCACGCGAGGGCAGAGGTAACGCAGGTTACTTTATATTTCCAACACTCAAAGCATTGCAACCTGAAATAACCAAAAGATGGGTTGAGCAAGTTGATAGAATAAGACGAGAATGGCGCGAGAGGAACTAACATGGCAGACATTAGAACCCTGAAACTGCAATTACTTGCAGACACAGCGCAATTTCAAACTGGCTTAAACAAAGCCCAAGACGACACACAAAACTTTTCAAGCAAAATTGGTGGATTTGTTTCATCAGCAGCAAAAGCATTTGTTGGACTTGCAACTGCTGCTGCATCCTCAGCCTTTGCAATAGGTGTCACATCTGTAAAAGCAGCAATTGAAGATGAACAAGCACAAAGAAATTTACAGAAAACACTTGAAAATGTTATTGGTGCAACAAAAAATCAAACTGCTGCTGTGGAAGATTATATTACAAAACAATCACTTTCACTTGGCGTATCTGATGACAAACTTAGACCTGCTTATGCAAGATTGATTAGATCAACAAAAGATACTACTGAAACACAAAAAGCATTAAACATTGCAATGGACATAAGTTCAGCCACCGGAAAAGATTTAGACACAGTTGCAGCAGCATTAGGCAAGGCTTATGACGGAAACACAGCATCTTTAGGCAAACTTGGTTTAGGTATTGATTCAACCATTCTTAAAAGTGGTGACATGGATGCAATTACCAAAGAACTTGGCAAAACATTCAAAGGATTTGCTGAACAAGAAGCCAACACAGTTGAAGGACAATTTAGAAGAATTGGTATTGCTGTCAATGAAGCAAAAGAATCATTAGGTGCAGCCTTATTGCCAATACTTGAAAAGATTGCTGGTTTTGTTAATACAGAAGTTGTACCAGCCATTCAAGGACTTGTTGATGGTTTGACAGGTAAAGAATCAATTAGAGAAGCCACAATTAAAGCAGGTGGCAATGTTAATTTATTAAATAATGATTTGAATGATGCAAACGAATCTGGTCGCAATTTAGGTGAAGCCTTGAGAGAATTAGCAGAATCAATTGGACTAGTTGGTACAGGTTCATCAGATGCAAATCCGGAGTTCAGTAAATTTGTGGACAATATAACTAAGTTAGTTCAAGGCGTAAATGATTTATTTGGTGCATTGCAAAGACTGGGATCAATTACTGGTGGAATTATAGATTTTGCAGGCTTACAAGGGATACTAGCAAGAGTTGAATCTGCTGGTGAAAGATTTAGAGGAGAACCTACATCTGGTGGTCGATATGGCACAGTTGTAAATCAAACAGTTAATGTAGGTGCAACTAATTCTAAAGCGCAAGCAAACACAGTAGTCAAATCAATCAACAACGCTGCAAAGGCTGGCACAGTCAATAAGTTTGTTAAACCAATGATCCCAGGCAGGTAATTGTGCCTTGGTCACCAAACGCCACAGTTAAAATTAACGGCACAGCCGTAACTGATTACACCCTTGAGGGTGTTCAAATCAGCATGGGTCGTGATAATGTACAACAACAATCTTCAGCAGGATTTGCAACAATTGATTTCTTGAATCTGCCTTACACTGATGTTGAAATCTTTGACACAATCACAGTTACCTTGGACAATTACACAGGTGTTGATACAACAATCTTTACAGGGCTAGTTACAGATGTTTCAGTTTCAGTCCTTGACGCTGGAACAACAAACACATTTATTACACAGATCAGTGCATCTGGTGCGCTTTCAGAACTTGCAGCCAAAGAAGCAAACATTGTTGGATATGCTGAACAAAAAGATGGTGATCGTATTGTCTCAGTTGTCACTGACACTTTTGGACTTAAATGGAATGAATTACCTGCAACACAAATTTGGACTGATTACACAACTGAGACTTGGAGTTCATTATTAGGTGTTGATGTATCTGCGATTGACACACCTGGAACATATGATCTGTTTAGTTCCGTTGCATCACCAGAACCATTAAATGCTTTGAACTATGTTCAAATTGTTGCCGATTCTGGCAGTGGTTTTATCTATGAAACCACATCCGGTGGTATTGGTTACCAGGATCAAGATGCACGCGCAGACTATGTTTCAGCCAATGGCTTTGTGAACATATCTAAAAACTTTATTTTGGCAGATGGTATCAATGTGACCACATCTCGAAATGACATCATCAATGATGTAAGAGTTATTTATGGCGCTGCACAAGATGTAATGCAAGTTGAGGAATTGGATTCTATTAGTCAGTACGGCAGAGTTACACAGTCAATTGAAACATTCTTAAAGAACTCCGGTGATGCCGATACTTTGGCTGATCGTTTAGTACTTTTGAACGCTTATCCGTCACCAGTAATTCAAGGCATTCAAATACAAATTGATGCACCAACAATGACATCATCATTGCTCAATTCTTTGGTCGGTGTGTTTTTTGGCATGCCTATATCAGTTACAGATTTTCCTGCACTTTTGTACCCTAATCAATTTTTTGGCTACATTGAAGGATGGCAATGGGACATAGACAGATTTACTGCTAGACTCACATTGAATGTTTCAGACTTCACATTCTCTGCAATACCTGTGGCGTGGCAAGATGTATTTGCCGGTGAAATCTGGAGTACAATAGACCCATCACTACAATGGCAAGATGCCTTATTAGGAGTTAATTAACACATGGCAACAACTACACCAAACTATGGCTGGACAGTTCCAACTTCAACTGATCTTGTCAAAGATGGCGCAACAGCAATTGAGACTTTAGGTGATGCAATTGATGCATCTATGAACACAGCCCTTGGCACAAAAAAAGCCGGGATGGTATTAC